GCGGCGGCCGATCAGCTGGCGCAGAACCTGTGGATCGACATCACCGGTGGGGCGAACACGCCGAAGCGCTGGACCGGCTCGGCGTGGGCGGCAGTCACCGACAAGGTGGCGACCGATGCGGCGACGGCGGCAGCCAGCGCCTTATCCGTGGCCAACACCAAGGCGGACGCCTCGGCGGTCAGCAGCCTGACTACTCGGGTCACCGCGACTGAGGAACAGATTACCGTCCAGGCGAATAAGCTGGATGGCATTTATGTTCAGGTCAATCCGGCGATGGCTGGCGATGCAGCGGGGTTTGCCGGTTCTACCGAGAGCTATGTCGGCGTTTGGTCTGAGCAGTCGGCGCGGATTGAGGACGGTGTTGCGATGGGTCAGCGGATTGATGTCGTCACTGCTTCTGTTGGCGCGGTTAATGCGGCGATCCAGACAGAAACCACTGTGAGGGCAAATGCTGATAGCGCTCTTGCCAGCCAGATCACAACGGTGCAAGCCGTGGCTAATAGTGCCTCGGCAGCTGTTCAGACCGTGTCACAGGCTCAGGCGTCCACGGATGGCAAGCTCGGTACGATGTGGGCCGTGAAAATGCAGGTCAATGCCCAAGGCCAGTATGTGGCGGCCGGTGTCGGCTTGGGTATCGAGAACGGCCCGGCCGGCTTGCAAAGTACTTTCTTGGTCAGCGCGGATACGTTCGCCGTGGTCAATGGCATCAACGGTACGCTGTCTTCGCCGTTTGCCGTGGCGGGCGGACAAGTGTTCATCCGCTCAGCCTTTATCCAAGACCTGTCGCTGTCGTTCGGCAAGATCAGCGACAACATCCAATCGGATGACTTCGTGGCCAATAGCACGGGCTGGAAACTGAGCAAGGCCGGCGGCATGGAATTGAACTCAACGGTGGCCGGCCAAGGCCGGGTGCAGGTCACCAATCGGGCCGTCAAGGTCTGGGACGCTAACGGGGTGCTGCGGGTGCAGCTGGGGGATCTATCGGCATGAGTTTCGGGATGAAGATATGGGGCGCCGATGGGGCGCTCCAGATGGATGAAAACTCATTCACCATGCGTGTGGTGATGTCGACACTGGTGACTTTCCCCGCCGCCGGTAAGGCGAATCAGGATTTTTCGGTGCCGGGTAGTGACGCAACAAACTCGGTGGCCATCGTGATTCCCGTTGGTCCTTACAACGAAGGCAGCGCTCGGCAGTTTGAAACTGAAATGCTGCCGGGAGTGGCGCGGGTGTACAACCACACGCGCACGTTCGCCGCCAGCCTATCCACCAGCGGGACCATGCGTTTGATGGTCATACGGTTTGCCTAATGAGTTACGGACTGAGTTTTATCAACAACAACGATAAGGTGGTGATCGACTCCGAGTTTGCTCGCCTCACTGTGGTCTGCAGCGGCCGTTATGCGCCGACGCAGGAATCAGGGTTGGGCTCAACCACGTACTTTCCCCGGGTGATTACCAGTGTGGAGCCACCGTTGGTGTTCTGCCGGCCCGACACCGGCGGTATCGCCGGGCTGACGGCCATGCAGGTGATCGGCTCGGCCGGTAACTGGACCGGGTTTTATGTGCGGGCCTACGACGTCAACACCAACCAACCGAACGGGCGGTACTTCGCCGCCACCTTTGGCGCGCAACCGGTGTCACAGTTCGGCCTTCGCTTATGGGATGGGACGACCAAGCTGTTGTTTGATTCGGGGACGCCGTGCGCGCAGTTTACCCGTGCCTTTCAAAACTGGAACTATCTGCGCTATGAAAATTCAGCAACGGGCGGCACGCGAAACTTTTACAGTGTGCCGTTCAATTTCCCCGAAAACGAATACCTGCTGATTAATACTTTTGGCATGAACATGCTGACGGGTTCGGCTTCCGGACGTCTGGTTAAAACGCTGTGGGACTTTAATGCCGGCGTGCTCTACGCCGTGACCGATGGCTTTAGCAATCCATTCGCATTTTTTATGCCTGCGGTGTTTGCCAAAATTAATGTTTAAGATGAACTCAATAATAAGCCCGCCGAGTGCGGGTTTTTTAATGGGTAGAATTTAGGAAAAATAAATGTCCAAGCAGACAATTAACTTGGGAGCAGCGACTACGGGTGTTGGTGGTGATACACCACGCTCAGCGTTTACAAAGGCACAAGCAAACTTCGACGAACTATACGCGAAGTTCCTCAATTACGGCCTCGATATTCCTCTCGCACTGTCGAACCCTAACCTGAACGCCGTCAGCACTTTCGGGTTCTACTATGTGGCCGGTGCAACAAACGCGCCTCCAGCGGATGGCTCGGGGTACTTGCTGGTGTACGCGGTCAACACTTCCTACATCTGTCAACAATTCACAAGTACAGGTTACGGTTATGTTTGGACTCGATCTTGTGTAAATGGTACTTGGACTACTTGGGGCAGGCTTTACAACACTGCAAATATCCTCGGTACTGTTTCCAATAGTGGTGGTCTTCCAACTGGGGCAATCATTCAACAAGGTACTAACGCAAATGGTTTCTATACACGCTGGGCAGATGGAACACAGATTTGCACTTCAAACAATGCAAGTCTTCTACCCGCCGCTGCTGGAATTAGTACAGTCACTTGGGTGTTTCCAATTCCATTTGTTAGCACTCCAAACTTCTCAAGTTTAACAGCCAACGTGGGTGCTGGTTCAGACGTTCGAAACTACGTCGGTCAAGCGACTTACTCTAACATTTCAACGAACGCCATTGTTTTTACAACATACATGTTGTCTGTCGTTGGTTGCTATGCCTGTGCTATCGGGAGGTGGTACTAATGAAAATTAATCTTTCACCACAGCTTCGCGGCGATACTCTGGCCGTAGTTAAAAATGGCGAAGTCCTCACTGTAAATGGCGAGGAATTTGATCTCTCGCCAATTGGGTGCGGTGATACCCTGCCAGCGTCTGCAATCACAAGCCCGTGGTTTACTGGTCAGGTAGACCGGATCAACGGTGAACTGGTGCTGACCATGATCCTCCCCCTGCCGGATAACTACAGTCCGGCTCAGGCGTTTCCTCATCCCCTCGTCAATGTTCCGGATGGTGTGGTGATGTTCCCCGCGCCACTGCCGCCTGTGATCACCGAAGAAGCCATCGGCGAGGAGCTGGCATGAATATCGACTGGTCCCAACTGATCACCAAAGCCATGAAGGACGCCAATGCACAGGCTGCGCAACTGGCCGAAGCCAAGGCCGAACTCTCCAGTAGAAACCTGAAAGCGGTGACACAGATCGTCCGCATTCAAGACCGTGTCGAAACGATCGGTTATGGTATCGATGCAGGAGAGGCAACTGAAGAAGACGAGGCGGAGCAGACTGCGCTGCTGGTGAACCTCAAGGCCTGGAAAACCTACAAGTTCGCGCTGGGCAAGGTCACCATTCAACCGACCTGGTACGTCGCACCGGTCTGGCCGCGCGAGCCAGCGGCTCCGGTGATTATCGCCGACCCTGATGCCAGCGCTGCCGATTTGATGTAACGCGCACCACCCGTACAGAACACCCGCCATCGAGCGGGATTTTTTTTGCCTGGAGAAAAGTGATGCCCGTATCCGAGAAAGACCGCGACATCCTCGCCCGCACGCTGTGGGGGGAGGCGCGCGGCGAATCCCTGGCCGGCCAGATCGCCGTGGCCTGGACCATCCGCAACCGCGTGAACGACGGCAAGGCCAAGTCGTGGTGGGGGGAGGGCTATGCCGGTGTATGCCAGAAGCCGTACCAGTTCAGCTGCTGGAACAGGAACGATCCGAACTTCGCTTACCTGAATGGCGCCAAGCAGATTCCGTTCCGTGAGCTCGCGCAGGCGCGGATTGCCGCTGACCAGGTGATCGATGGAAAGCTGCCGGATCCCACCGACGGCGCCACGCACTATTACGCGACCACCATCAAGGCGCCAGCCTGGGCGACGAAAGCAAAACAGACCCTCAAGCTGGGCGGCCACGTTTTCTTCAGGGACGTGCCATGAAACCGATCTGGCTGCGGGTCCTTCCTTACATCGCTGCAGTGACTCTGGTGGTCGGGGCGCTGTTTGCCGCCTACCACCATGGCGTGACGGTCACGGATGGAAAGTGGCAGTCGGAATGGAATGCCCGTGACACCCGGGACGCCGACGCGAGGGCGCTCAATGAGGCCGCCGAGCGCACAAGGGAACAGGCCTACCAACAGTCAATCAACAAGGCGGTTCAGGATGGCCAACGCATCATCGATCAAGCGACAGCTGATGCTGCTGCCGCTCGCGCTTCTGCTGACGGCGTGCAGCTCGCCGCCGACAACCTTGCCCGTCGACTCGCAGCCAGTGAAGCCAGCGGCCATTCCTGCACTGCCGCCGCAAGCAAGGCAGCTTCCCTTGCCGCCGCTGTGCTTGCCGACGTGCTCAAGCGCGCTGACCAACGAGCGGGCGATCTGGCTGCAATTGCTGACCAAGCCCGAGCCCGGGGAATGACCTGCGAACAGGCGTATGACGGTATTGCAAAATAGGGATTGTGTTCAGTCGGCAGGAGGCCGGGGGAGGGAATGAAGCATGTACCAATTTTTGTACCGCTGACCGTGTAATCAGGCGTAAACCGGGTATTCCAAAATAAGGAAGTGCCCGGTTTCATTGACCCTGCGTACTTTGCCTTATCCCTTTAGAATCGCGATGTAATTCTGCTTGGACGAAATTAGGCCATTTGCTGACTATTGTGATGGGCTGTAATCGACCCAAGCTGCCGGTGGCGACAGGCAGAAACCGGCCAGAAGCAGCCAGTCGGAATAAAAATAAGCGGCCACAAGCATAGGTCGTGAATGCCTACAGGCTTCGGTAGTCGTTACAAAACTCCAAGCTCTCTAGATTTACGGAGTCTATTCACTCTGCAAAAGAACCGACCTATCGCACATATACTATCTTATAAATCAGCCGAAGATGATTTTCTTCTGACCTGGCGTTGTTACCCTAGCCACTAGATTATCCTCAATACTTTTAGGTAACGCAGCCTCACTCAAAAATCCTACTGAAAACAAGATATCACTGAGATACTCTGAAACATCTCGTTGCAAAGCACAGCATTCAGCTACTAAACCATCAGACCTGACGATATCTTTCAAATCACGAACTTCTGCAATTACAAATGGACTCTGAGAGTGCACATGAGCTGAAAGCAACCTATAGACATCGGTATCCCGGCGCAGCGAAACCGAATTCAAAATTGCTAACCGTTCGCCAAATCCAGGGAAATTTTCAGAGCAATATTTTAGAGCTTCTTTTTTGAGAACAAAACCATCACCTGTCCGGCACAAGCTCCGATACTCAACAGCGTGATCTTTGAAATAAATCCAGCTTAATAGTAGATCTGCTTGAGCGCGCAATGCAAATAGAGTAGGTCTTACCAATCCTAGTGAGGCAAGTGCTGCAGCCTCTCGTATACTTGAAGATACAGCATGCAGCAGTTCATCTGCAATTTTGGTCATATAGCTTTTACGCAGCAAAGAAACCCAGACCAACAATAGTTTTGACGAGGCCTCAAATGACATCAAGACAGCCTCAGACTTTGACTCACTAGTCGCCCTTATCGCTTCCAGTAGTTCCTCTGCTTGCTTTGCATGTTTAACTTTCACCCCTTACCCCCCAATCCAGTGGTCGCCCCTTATTAAACCTTTCTCTAATTACTGCTGCCGCATGTAAAATCTCAGACGGCGAGTAATAAACACTTAATCGCTCCAGCCAATTTGCCAATGATTTCTTTGACAATGGAGGTAGATAGGCATCACCACCAAGCTTCTCAGAGAGCAGGCTAACAATCTGCTCATTAGAGAGTCCGAGTTCGAGTACAAGCATATCTCGAACTTTCAAGTACAGGTCACTGTAATCGTCGGATGCAATTTTCTTAGCAGACGGGCTAAACAAGGGCCTGCTATGACTTTCCTTGATGCGTGAATATCTGCGAACTTCCCCAAGCCTGTAGGAAATCTCGCTTAACTCATCCTCCAGATCGAATGAACTCAGCTTCGACACCTGCATTAGGACTGATACTATGTCCCGCTTGGCCCAGCCTGCCGAAACCAGAATAATAAGCAAATCATTTATATCAGGATTTTTCATTTTAAACCCAATGCAGCCGCTAGCTCTCTAGATAACACACCCATTCTACTTTGGAGCGAGTTAGAATGGGCCACCTTCCGGTCCGTCGCAAAACCAGTATAGCGTGGATTTGCGGCTAACAACTTTGTCATATAAAGAGATGTCGTTAATGTAATTGGTCCATACTCGGGATCGCTTCGCAATTCATTCTCAACGGTTGGATCATACCCACCTCTAGGAATTCCATTAAGAATAATTATTTTTTTAGGCTTTACTGCTAAAGCCTTGAATCTATTAATAAAGTTATCCAGCATTCGCAAACCTAACATAGAATATCTATCAGGACGAACCGGAACGAGCAAGTGTGTCGAAGCTTTAAGCGCACATACAGTCAAAAATGAAGAGCTAGGGTTGCAGTCTATACAAACCAGGTCATAGGTTTCTCTTGCTTTCTCTATAAATTTTGCGAAACGCTCAGCAGCAGTTTCAATTAAATCTCGATCTTCCATCAGAGAGAATTTGCACAAACTAAAATCTCCTGGAAGTATATCTAATCGTGCCACCCAGTTATCTGTAGTTCCTCTCCACAGATACTTAACGTTTACAACAATGTCAGACAGATCTGGCAGCTCCCCATCCGTTTCATGAGTATCATAAAGAGATGTACTTTCTGGAGACTCCATAACAGATAGAACAGTCTTGCCATCGCGCTTAAAACGCTCATATTTTTTCTCATGAAAAATAGTTTGGGTGAGATTGAACTGGGGGTCCAAGTCTACGACCAAAACATTTTTTTCTGTTTCTCGATAAAACTCTCTTGAAAGATGTGCAGATATTGTGGTTTTGCCGACGCCGCCCTTCATGTTCAAAATTGACATCACTGGAGCTAGTTTTTTTTGTTGCTGCTTTGCCATTTTTTCGTCCTGGAAAATTTCGGGATGTCAAAACCTAGTGGTATGGAGAGCATTTTTACATTAACCAGCTTTTTTTCACACCTGAGTTTGAAGGACGCTGAGGCAGCTAAAGTCCATTGTCACTTCAAACCGATCATCAATGTGAATCGCCTCCGTTTTTGTCGACAGTAAGTGACTGCTTTTGGCCGATTTCTGCCTGTAGTGAAGGGCTGCAATCCACAATCCAAAGCGGACAGATCCACCCAATCTTGAGCCGATCTATCAACGCTGGTTAGAAATGCCAGTCCTCAGCGTGAACGACACGACA